TGTGCCGATGAGAGGCTCGACACTGGCGGCGCATAGAGCGCGTAGCCTTTGGGTAGCGGATCACCGTTGTTGATGGCCGCATTGCCGACGCCAACAGTGACGCCATTCCAGAAGCCGGATGGATCGATAAAGCCTTTGACTTGCGCGCGCTGACAAGCATTGGAAATCACGACGCGCATCATGGCCATGCCGCCCTCCGTAATGGGCAGGGCGGGAACCGACGTCAGCAGGTTGACGCCCGAGTACTGGATATCGCTGGCCAGCATGTCCACGTTCAGGATGATGTCGAAGAAAATGCCGCTCGCCATCGTCGCGTACATGAACCATGCATAACCGCCCTGGAAGGGGCAATACACGTTGCAGTTCAACCCTGGATTCGAGCGGTCACTGCTCCCGCAGATGGCCGCAATCTGACTCGACGTCAGCGGCTCGGCCGCGATGCTCGACACCGGCTTGAACATCACGTCGAAATAGGAACCCGCGGCGCCCGTGTTGCGCCCCATGGCGATTCCCATCGCGGCGGCGCAGGCGTAGATGTTGTTCGGATAAAGGCCGCCTTGCGTGGTGGCATACACGCCAAACGTCCGGTTGAACTTCAATGCCTGGAGTTGCGCCGGCAAGCTGGTGCTGGGCGCGTTGAGAACCGCGGCCTCTCCCGTCGTGTAGAAATACGTGCTGGCGGGGTAGGCGGCTTCGATGTAGGTGGCGATATCGACGTGATCGGTGTCAGCGGCAGTGCCGACGAACATGCAGGAATACCAGCCAGCATCGGCCGCGCGGCAGGCCTGAACCGCTTCGAGCGGAGTCTCGCCGATAGCGCTAATATCTACTTCAAGTCCCGTGCCGGTCCCGCCCGTGACGCTGTTCGTGTTAAGCGCAGCGTAGCCGGTGCCCTGCGAGCCTTCCACTAATTCGAGAGCGGTCACAACGCCGGTCGTTGACCCGCTGGTTTGGGTACCCGTCACTTGCAGTTGTCCGAAGGATGCACCAGATTGCACGACAGTGACGATATCGCCAGCCATGTAACCGTGGCCGCCGATCAAGGCGGTGAAGGTCACGGCCCCGGAAGAAAGAATCGCCGTCGTTCCTAGCGAAAGTGTCACTACGGAAGAATCTACCGCTATGACGAAGGTGAGCGGAGCGATGCCGGTGCCGGATACGAGTTGGCCGACGATGATCCCGGTCGGATCCGCGACTGTCAGTGCTGTCGATCCTTTCGTGGCGGAGCCCGTTGTCGCCACGGGTGTGCCGCCGCTGATGTTAAAAGTCTTAATAGCGGTGAGGTCCTGGCGCCCAATCGACAGATAGGCTGGCGTCGGTGATTGGCCGAAATAAATCTCGGCTGCCAGATACTCAGGATCGGTGTCCATGAAGCCATCCGACTCCATGCCTTCGAGATTGTAGTATTCCCTGATGCGGGGTCCGGAGCCTCCGACCGAAGGAATGCGAGAGCTCGATCCGACAATCAATGCTCGATTGAAAGACGGACCAGGGACACCGGCGGGCGAGATGAACGTTTCGACGTTGAGCACAGTGCTCAGGGGTAATGGCATATTCATGGTTTTGGTCGTTCCTTTCTGTGCCTACGACGCGATCGAGCCGATGTCGATTTCGGTCGTGAGGATGTTTTCCTTGACGAGAGTTACTTCGATGCCCAACGCCGTTGGGGCGATGAGCGATTCCTGAACCAGTTCATTGAACTGCAGAGTCACGTCCGCGCGCGGCCACCACTGGCCTTGAAACACTTCAGGTGCATAGGTCGGACGATTCCACCGCGGCACGACATAGATGCCGAGTTGCGCTAATGCGTCGTGCGCCCAATCGAGAGAGAGCGCGGAAACGATCAGGCGCGCGCGGTCCGCGCAGTTCGGGCCATACAGGCAGAAATGCAGGTCCCACGGCTGCGTGTAGGCCGTCTGTTTCGTAAGGCTGACGCCATCGTTCGGAGTGTCGATCGAGTCGCGCGCTTGCGAGAATGGGGTGTCCGCCGGCGTCGCGCGGATGAAACAGATATCCTCGGTGATGCCCCAGGCTGGCTGGCCCTCCTGCGGCCATTCGATCCGCACCGCATACCACGCCGCCGCATTCGAGAAAGTCACCGCCACGTCCGCGGCCGTCGCAGTGCACGGTTGCGAAAGCGTCGCGACGTTGCCGGTGATACTCAGGACGGTGGTACCCGCCGGGATGCCCGCACCGGCCGACTGCTGGCCTGCGGCTATTCCCGCAGCGACTGCGACCGTGATAACTGCGCTTCCCGCCGTCGTACTCATGGCAGTCACGATGAGTTGCGGATCGATCCCGAGCGCCTGGGCAACGAGGATCTGGAATAGCGACGCCATCGACTCCGGCGTCTGCGCGGAGGAAGTCAGCGTCTGGCCGTTCGGAAATGTCGTGCTGCTCACGCTCCGCCCATCCTCACCAAAATCGCGCTATAAAATCCGAAGTCTTTCCATGGCGTCACACTCTGCACGCGGTAGGTCTGCCCGTTCCAGGCCACCTTGTCACTGATGGCGCCCAGTGATTCGAGCGTCTCGTAAATCGGATCGGTGGTGAGAAATTGGAGAGACCCGCTCACCCTGTCGCCCTCGGGAACTTGCTCAAGCGCCTCGGCTTCCGCCGGCACGATGGTGCCCGATGACTGAATGCTGATCGGCGCATTCGCGCGCCAGCCGCCAGCCACGAACGAGCCGCGCGTGCGGATGATGGTCACGCCGCCCGGCTGCGCGAAATCGGGATCGTTCACGATGTCTCCGACCTGGATCATTGGGGACCCATACGAACCACGAATGTGATATTCCGGCGCATCTGGCCGGTGTCAATGAGTGGCCGCTTGCCCGCCCGTTTCGCTTTTGGCAGCCGCGCCAAGGTCGACGGCGCGTTCTCTGCCCAGTTGTTTCGCGGGTCGGTAAACCACCGCTTCGCTCCGTTCGCCGCCACCGTGCCCGCCAGGTTCAATTCGCGGCGGGCGATGTCCGGCCGCCGATCTGCCACCGCGGCCGCGGCTTTGCCCATGTGCGGCGTGATGATAGCTTTGTTGGCCACAATGGATGGCTCCAGGACCGGCCGCGCCGGGATGCGGCGCTTCGGCGAGCCTTTCGAGTGAATAAAAAGCAAACTGGCGTTGGTGATGGCGGCGCCCTTGCGCTGAGTCTTCGGAGCCGGAATTCCTACCAGAACCTCGGCACGCCGAAGTTGTGACAGGTCGCGCTGAAGGCGCACCAGACCGGCGAGGCCGGGGCCCGACTTACTGACGCTGACAGGATTCATACGCCGACTACCCGACCTCGATAGTCGCGAAACAGGATGTATCTATCTGTCGCGTTTGGATTCGCCGCCTGGCGCGCACATTGAAACGATCTTCGCTAATGACACCGCCGCCGATCAACACGTCACCCGATTGACAGTGAAATGGCTCAAACATCCATCTCTCCCCCATGGAATGAAGGTCGGTCACTAGGCGCGGATATTCTGGCACTCCGCAAGCCATGATCTCTTCAATGGTTCGCCGCGGCGTGACTTTTACTTTCACTTTTTCCATTTCCTCACCACACCAACATCGGACCCGCGCCGATAATCCGCGCGAAGGTCGCGAATTGCTTTCCGTACTGAGTTTCATTCCAGGAGGCCCACGAATCCAGGCCTGGCGTCGGAGTCATGCCGACGCTCACCGGCCCCACTGACTTGGAAACGCGAATCCCCTGGGCGAGCCCGGCAGCCGCAGCCTGGCCGGGCGCCGATCCGACATTGCCATCCGATTCCAGCCAGAGCGTACAAAAATGCGCGACAAACAAAGCCATGCCGATAGCCCAGGAATCACACCAGCGGCCCTGTATGATCGACGCCGACGCGAGTGTGATATAAGCGTTAATGACAGCGACCGGCAGCAGAGGAGAAGAGTACGCGCTCAGGGGTTGCGCGCCACTGCCGGTCGCCGCGGCCGAGATGGTGATTTGTGATTCCGAATCGACGGTCTGGATAACCGTGTTCGCCGGGAGTCCCACGCCGGCCACCATCTGACCGGCGGACATTCCCGCGGTGCTGGCGATCCCGGTGATGACGGGCGACCCGGGCGACTCCGTCCCTGTAATAGCAGTCGGCGCGCCGGCGAACTTCGGATACATCGCGAAGAAGTCCGCCAAGCCATACGGCGGATTTGATCCGACGACGATGTTCGAAGCCGCCGCGAAATTGCCGATGACTTCCGGCCCGTAGCCCCAGGCCTCGGCGATCCACTGATTGAAATTGGGCCGCATGTCAGTTCACCGAAACCCCGCCGATCTGCTCGGGGACTCCGCAGGTTACTTTCCCTTCGCCGCCATCTTGGGTGGATCTGCCGGGGGGACCGGCACTGCGGCCGGCTTGGGCGGCTCGACGGGCTGCAATACCTGAATCGAGTTGTCCTGCAAGCCCAGTTTAAACGTCCCCGTTTCTGCGACCCAATCGGGCACAGTGGTCAATCTGGGGCTCGGCGCGACAGTCACCTGTTCGGCGCCGAGTATGAAACTTTTTGTTCGGCTAACGATGATCTGCATTGAATCCTCTTCGGGGAAAAATGGACTGCGCACGGGGTTAGGGCCGCGCGCAGTCCGTGAGTGTTTTGAGGTTCTGAGCCGGCTGACTAGGTGTTCGTGTTCAGCCCGTCTCCGTAGATGGCGGTCTGCGTGCGTTTCCAGATAACCTGGGATACGCAACCCGCGAAGGTCGTGATGTACGCGCCGGCGCCGATGGCCGCAGGCACGGTGAGCATCTTCTTCACCGGCTGCGGGATCTTCAGATACACGGCGGACTTGTCTTTGCGATAGAGCACGCAGCGTTCGCTCGATGAGGCGCCCTGCGTGGCAATCCAGTCGTTCGGCAGTTTGTTGATCTTGAAGTCGATCGCGTACTTCTGCCCGACCTGCTGCTCGAGATAATCCAGGATGGAGTTGAAGCCGATTCCGTTGAGAGTCATCGGCTGAAGCAGGCGGCCAAACTCGGTCCATGGGATCAGGAGCCGATTCGGCAGCCCAAACGTTTCGTCGTACCCCGCATTGGATGCCACGGCGTTGATGAGGTACACGATGTCGTTCAGGATTTCGGTCGGCGTCTTCGTGGCCCAGCCGGGATGGTTGGCGGCTCCGTTGGGCACGACCGTTTCCGGCACCGCCGGATTGTTGACGAGACCCGGCAGTCCCCTGAATCCAAGATACGCGTCGTAATCGAGCGCTTTGGCCCAGAGGGAAGCGATGGCATCGTCGTATATGGCTTGAAGGCTGAATGGTGCGGGTTGGCCCACGCGTTTGGCAAATTCGAGCTTCTCCAAGTCGATCATACTGATCGTCATGTTGTAGCCGAAGAGGTGTACGGAATACAGCCCCTTGGTGATGTTTGCCTGAACTTCGGCCGCTTCCGTGGTATCGTTCGAAATCAGGCCATATTGCGATGTCCCGACGGAACGATAATCCACGGCATAAGCCGAAATTAGTTCAGGGAATCCGCCGCCGACATCGATGTCGAGGTCTCGGCCGTGAGTGACCGATTGCAAGGGCTTGACGAGCTCGGTGTCGATGAGTTCGAGTTCGCCCGTGAGGAAAGCGAGGCCGGAAGCACTGGCAGCGTCGAAAGCCCTGCCATTGCCGCCCGGCATTTGGTCCGTCGCGCGATAGCGGAGGACGTCGCGCGCCGTAGCGCGCCGTACCAACTGAGGATTGCGAATCATGTTCGTCTATTCTCCTTTCGCAATTAGGCGCCGCGCCGGCGCAGGATGGTGATTTCGGCCACGCCCGAGCCATCCAGATAGCCCGTGCGGAAAACGAAATCGGGTAATGCCACTGTGTTGCTGAAGGTCACTGCGCCTGTGAGCGCCGCAGTAACGGCCTGCGAAATGGTGATTGTGCTGGCGCCAATCGCTGACACGTAGGTGCCCGCGGGGATAACGCCAGAAGCGGCAGTGATGATCTGTCCGACCTTGATGCCGGTCATGTTGATGGGTGTGACGGTGGTGCCGGAAGCATCCGTGGCGGTCAGATTGGAAACCACCTCGGGCGCCGCTTCGAGATCGCCGACGGCCGAGCCGGTGGTCGCGGAGTTGGCTACCAGGCGGCAATACACCGGGCCACCCGCAATGGGAGTGCCCACCGGCATGTTGACCGTGATGGAACCCACCTCAAGGACATCGGCCTCTTCGCCGGCTGCATAATAGCCAACCTGCGCCAGGCCGGGCGTCTGACCGGCAGGATAGGTCAGCATGGTCTTAACTTCGCGAACCGCAATGCCGAGCGCTGAACCGGGATTACCGATAAGCGCACCCAGTAGCGGGATGTTGGTGACGGTCGCCAGGAAGTCCACGATGGACTGCCATTTGCCGCCGGTGCTGTCGCCGACCAAAACTGCAAGGTCGCCGAAATTGAGATTGCTGGGGCCAGCGAGAGGACGCGAAACAATCACGCGCTCACCCGCGCGGGAAACGGTACCAGGGAAGCCTACATACGGCCCCGTTACCGGGATGGTACTGCCAAGAGACGTGAATACGTTGGCCATGGCTACTTTTTCACCTCGACTTTCTCGCCGGCGCCTTGCCGGTCATAATGTTCCTGAAGCCGTTTGTTGCGTTCCGTGTTCGGATCGCCCGCGGCGACATCAGCGGCGCGGCGGTGGCCAGCCTCGGCAACTGCCGCATAGGTTCCACCGCCATTCGCCCGGCTGGTTCCGTACGCTTGGCGATGCGCCGCATTGAATGCGCGCCGCACGTTCGCGTCATTCGAACGCGCCACTACAGGGCGGAGCACCCGCAGGATTTCCAGCGCATCGGTTGCGGGTGTGGCCGCCGCCTCTTCATTGACCGGCTCAATGAATTGATCGGCTGCCCGGCGCCGTTTCTTGCGGCCTTCGTCGGCCGCGGTGCGCTTGTCGCCCTCAGATCCTCGGATCGGATGGAAGCCGTTGGCATCCTCGATGTCTTCGGCGACTTCAGCGCCTTCAGATTCTGCTCCTTCCTGATGCTCCGCTTCCTCGCCTTCCTCTTCGAAAAACTCATCGAAGAGATCGGCGAGTTCGTCGAGGTCAACGTCTTCGGCTTTGCGCTTGTCTTCGGCCGCTGCCAGGTGTTTGTCGAGCATGCGGTCGAGCGCCGCGTGGTATCTCGCGCGGCAGTCATC